ATGATCAACATTTCAGAACTGAAAACTTTTGACGCGGCCGAATACTTAGAAACCGAAGAAGATATAGCTGATTTTTTAGATGAAGCGTTTAAGTCTGGCAATGCAAAACATATTGCGAGCGCAATCGGCATAGCAGCGAGAGCCAAGGGAATGACAGAAATAGCTCAAAAATGCGGCATTCGTCGCGAACATCTCTATCAAGCCCTTGGAGATAACGGCAACCCTACTCTTCAGACACTTTTGCCGGTTCTAAGTGCACTCGGCCTTCAGCTGACGGTTTCAGCCAGCCATGCCTAACTGGAGGTTTTAGTTTTTTTGAATCAATTTTAGGGCGTGTTAATTGTTAAAAAAGACAACAAGAAATAACGATTAGGCGCCCCGCGAACACGTGCGGGGCTTAATTTTTACCTAGGGACAGTCCCTATCTATGGTTTCTGCGCAGTTGTACGAAAGAACCGTACAACAAATCTTGCCCGTTGTGACAATCAAACGAGGTTTTAGTTTATTCAAAAAAACTTGTAACAACTAAAAAGCATTCTAAAATGTAGACAAATGGGTTGCAGCTGTGCGGCCGGCGTAAGGGGATTGAAGCTGTTCAGTTCCCTTTCTGCTTTACTCCCTCTCGTTTATTTGTGGTTCTGCTCACAGAATTTAATTGCCTGCTCAGCTCGGTCGAGTAACTCTTTACCTTCTGTTGCCAGTCTGAGACATCGATTACGCTCCCGATCGGCGTTGGTTTTGGACATTCTCTCAATTGCGGCGAGCTGGTTGTGCATCCTGTCAAGCTCGTTACGAGAAGCAGACTCAGCGATGCGAAGCTCAGCCATAGCGACCGCATCGCGCGTTTGCTGGGCCTTGTGTTCCTCGATCGTTCTCTCGAGCGCTGATATTTTAAGACGGGCATTCTCTAACTCCTCCCTATTCTGCCCCTGGCTGTAGCCAAAAATGTATGCGTACAGAACCAAACAAACCAGGATGAATAATTTCACATATACGCTCATGACAGGAACAGCTCCAGCTCTCTCATTCTTCGAGCCTTTAATCCCTTCTCGTACTTGGTACCGGGACTGCAATATTTTGGCCACCATGTCCGGACGTTATTCCGCTCGCCGCGATTGATCATTCCGAAGAGTCGGTACGTGCGACACTTGGTAAGCCCGAAGTTGTAGACAAAACTCATGAGGGCGACGAACTGATTCTCATTGATATCGATATAAATCAGCGTTGCCAGCTCCTCCTGAGTGCGCTGTAGGTCTCTATCTAAAAGCTTGTAGGCCTCACCCTTGTTAACGACGTCACCCTCGTGAACGTCTCCTGTGTGGCCGAATCCGATCGTCCACCGCCCTGCCGGGCACCGGTAAGCGAGCGCAGAGAAACCCTCCTGCTCGGCAATGAAATTGGACGCTATCTCAGGCGGGTACAACATAAGGTTTTGTTTTCTCATTTGCCCTCCTCATGCTTCTTATAAAGCTTGTGAATCAGTTCAGTGTTGTGTTGGATGGCTCGTTCGTTTGCCCAAATGCCGCGCTTGATGTCGTCAAAGATGACAGACCTCTCGCAATAGTAATAGCCAAGCAGAAATCCGAAACAAATAGCTATGGCGATGGCTGCTGATCTGCATAGGCGGATGGCCCATTCGTTAAGTAATACGCTCATGTCTTTTCTCCCAAGCGTTTGTCGAGAAACTTTTTAAAATAAAAGGCGATAATGCGCACGCCTAAGTAAGCGGCCATGAAGGACAAGCCCACAGCCGCGAGTTCGTTGACGCCGTATCCCTGAAGAATCCAGAAGACACCCACGGCTGTAACACCGCCCGAGAGTGCTTCCCAAAGCGCCTCGAGGACGGAGAACTCTATCGGTCTCTCCTTTCGTTTTTCTCTCCAGTCGTCCACGTAGCGCAGGAGTCCGGCGATCAAACCGAGACCTCCCACGCAGGCAATGAGAGTATTGATTAGATCAGTGTGCTTAATCATGCGGGTCCTCCAGAGGGACGAAACTCTCAAGACTCAGGCCGAAGAGAAGCCAGAAGACTGCCTGAAATACAGCGAAGTGGTAGCTAAATTCGTTCTTGCATGTGAGCGTTCTGGCGAGCCCCTCGATCTGGGGACAGGCTCCGCGGCACAGAGTGAGCACCAGGCACTTCTTGCACTTCTCTCTTTCACTCCACGGCTTGAAGTGTTTGGAGATATCGACTGCTTCAGGAGCCTCGATCGTGCCAACGCACCCCTCCTCTGTGCAGTGATCGTGGCAGGAAAGGAAATCACCCCGCAGATTGATCGCCGCGTTGTCCTCTCGGCTCATCATGCATTTGACCGCGTTTGGGTTGAGCTTCGTTCTTTTCACAAGCGCTTTGAGAAGGCGGTCACTCTCGCCTGTTAGCGCGGGGAACTTATCCCAGCCTTCCCGGGTCAAAGCTTTAAAAATATTCTTCTGAAGCGTGAGCATCTGTTCTGCCGTGAACATCAGCTCAGAGTCTTGGACGCCCACGTGCGTCATGATGCCCTCAAAGTTCAGATGGATGCTCCCTAACTTAGCCTTGAAGAAGTCGGCGATGGCGTCCACGTCGGTATTCGCGGGCGACAGCACGCAGTTGATTGAGCAGTGCAGTTTGGAAAACGCCAGTCGCCACATGTCTACCATTGCCGGGTCATCCAGCGGGTCAGCTCCTCTCAGGTGGTAGCCCGGACCGTCATGGGAGAATGTGAGACTGATGCCGTAGGCCTCGCAGAACGCTATCTTCTCCTCATCAATCAAGGTGCCGTTGGTGATGATGGCAAAGCGCACCTCTGGGTACAGCTCCCGCAGTGCAGGTACGAGCTTTTGAAGAGTCTTCCAATAGACGAAGGGCTCCCCACCCCAAAGCTCGATCACGCCGTGAACCTTAATGCCGGAGGCTTTCAGCCGTTCGATGAATGCAGGAACATCTTTAGGGGACGACACCCAACGTTCATTTTCCCTATCACTTTGGGCGCAGTACTTACAGCTCATATTGCACTTGAGACCGAGCTGAATGCGCAGGTCCCAGAGGTCCCTGGACTTTGAGTTTGAGAAACCCGCCTGTCCTTTTGGACTCCTTAGCATGGCGTAGGCTTTTAACCTCTCGTCCTGAGTCAGGTCGACAAGACTACCCTGCCCGTCAAAAATTTCATTTGTTACGTTGTCATAGACCCACGTTTCGTTTTTACCGTCGTGGGCTCTACAGTTAAGCGCAAGTTTCATTTGAATAGTTTCTCCATGGTTTGGTAAAGACGGTACCGTTTGCGAGCAAAGTAGCAATCGATCTCATGAGTGTTGGACGTGTAGCAACCCCCTCGGCACTCCTCAAGCGCCTCGCACTGCCGGCACTCGTCGCTGTCGAAGAACCGCCTCGGTGAAAGCTGAGTAACGGCTTTGATCGGGATAACCTTTTTGAAGATGTTTCCGGTAATGTTGGATGCGTCGTAATTGTGATGGCAGGCGTAAGTGTTCCCGTGCAGATCAACACTCAGAAGCTCGTCTCTCACGCACATCGGACCGACCCGAGACCTAACTGTGTTGCGGTGGTAGAGAAGCTGAGAGCACTGCCAAAGCGCCCACTGGTCGTCAAGGCGCGCCATCTCGATCACCGTTTCGAGGTGCGAGCAGAAGACATCCACGTCTTCCTGCGTCATGTAGTAGTCCTTAGCGCATCCGTCGTTGGCCCGTAAAAAATGTACAGCTGTATTGGGATATCGCCCGTAGCGCTCGCCCAGTGCATAGTAGAGGTCCCGCGCCGCCCACATGTCCGTCTGATAGTGGTGGACCAACATCGAGATTGAGAACTGATTAAGCCGGAAAATCAAGTCGAGCTGCTCGCCCGTGAATTTCCCGTCATGCCAGGAAACCACTGTAAAAATGTCAGGATTGGCATTGGCATACTCGACGTAATCATCCGTCAGCGCTCGTCCGTTTGTTGTAATCGTGGACTGCTGAGGCGTGATACCGAGGTCCCTCAGGGTGCTGTGCAGAGCTTTGATTCGCTCCCAGTACAGCATGGGCTCGCCGCCCCAATATGCGATGCGCTCAACACGGCAACCCTCCAAATACTTCACGAGACTGTGCGCAAATGCTACAGGGTCGGCCTTGTGGTCGGCAGGTGACTGCTCGTTCGTCTGTAGGCAGTACCCGCATTTCATGTTGCAGGCGCTCCCTATCAGGAGGTTGACGTGTTTAACCATCGGCGCTCACCCGAACCACCGCCTCGGCTCTGGACGTGAAGAAGCGGTGATTGATTTTCATCCGCATTGACTCGCCGTCCTGTAAGCCTAGGGCCTGTGCTCTAAAGCGGCCGACGCCATTAGTGACAGCAAGGCGTTTGTGCGGCGCGTAGCCATCCACGGGTTCTACAATGTAGCCGTCCCACGTGATGTCGGACGCGACTTCGTGAGTTTTCCCATCCTTTAGTGTCAGCGTGAAATCGACCCACCCGTCTGGTGCAACGGTTTCAGAAGAGGGGGTAAGCTCGTAAGCCAAATTCAGCCACTTAGATGTAGTGCCTGTCATCACGTCGTCCGCCGTCCAAACGTCGCCTAGGTCATCAACGTTGGTAATTATTGTGGCGTCAGCCGTGGTTGTTATCGATCGGGCGCACTCCGTCACTGGCGCTGCCGGGTTTCGAACCCATAAGTCAAACAACCACATACCGCCCATGTACCGGCAGTACTCCGCAGTGTTTCGAAAATCAAAGTATGTAAGACCGCCTTTTAGGTCGCAACGGAACACACAGCCGTCAAACCAAGTAACAAAGTGTGCCCCTGGTACCCACACGCGCTGGAACTCCGGCTTAGTTTTATCGATGATTATTTCTGCAAGAATTACATAATCTTGGCCGTTGATCTGATACAGCTTGCTGTGCTTCATCTTGCAATAGCGACTACCCAGCTCCTCTGTCGTTGACAGTTTCTCGATTGGAACATATTCGGCGTCCGGTGCAATGTCAAAACCGTCTGTCGGGGCCAGCAATCGAAAAGCGGCTCGGGTTTCGTCCACGGCAAGAGAGAAGTGGTCGATCGGCAGCTCCTTTGCAATGACATGTCTAAAATGAGGCATTTATATTTCCCTAAAAAAGTTAAACAATCGAACAATCAACAAGCGTTTGTTAGTAACCGTCGTCGCCACAGTCCGGAGAACCACATTTGGACAAACAGTTGTAATACCCCGTATCCATACAGTCACCGCCGCAACGATCGCACCTAGAGCAGTCAGAACACTTAACTTGATTGCAGTGAACCTGGTTACAGTGCACTTGGTAGCAATGAACGTTGTTGCATCTAGAGCACTGCGTGCAGTAGGTACAATGCGTGCAATAGGTGCAGTGTCCTGTTTTCCAGTTAAGGTCGTTTTGCAACTGACTCACCTTTGTGAGGTTGGCCCAATAGCCCACGTCGTCAGTTAGTTGACTAACTTTTGTAAGGATGCTTTTCTTCCACAAACCTATACCGTCTGTTAAATCCGATAACTTTGTTGGCAAGCCACTCTTTCTTGCCAGCGGGTGCCCTGTGCTTCCGTCATGAACCACAAGCGTCTTTTTGGCTGTGTCTACGGTGATTTCACGCTCAGCCCCGACAAAGGTCTCATGCTCAGACGTTGTCCCTCCGCGGAGCAAAATTGTTTTGGTTGTCATGGAAGTCTCCCCGGAACAAGGACGTACCCGCTTCCGAATTTGATGATGATTTCTTTTTCAGTGATAGGACAAACTGTCGGAGTATCTGAGGGCATTTCAATTGTCGGAAAGAACCAACCACTATAGTCGTGTTCCTCTGAATAACGACCGGTTATCCCGTTATCTGCTTTAATAATCTTGTCAGGATTGAATCGACTGTTTATGCAGGCGGCGTAACCACGGATGACCCGCTTTTTGAGTTCTACTAAGGGGTGGTCATCCGTCAGTAGAAAACCGTCTTTCCCTCTCATTTTGATGGCTTTGCGTCCTAAGAGGTGCCCATGGCTGACTCCTACTACTTTGACTAGCCCTCCGTAAACGTCAATGAGCTCGTCTCCGACTCTAATGTCATGAACATCTATCTCTCCTCTTGAAGTCAGAAACTTTCCTGAGATAAAGCAGTTGTCGTCGGAACACTGACAGTTGTCACAATAAGAATAGTATTTACATTGAATCGTCGTACAGTCCACCGTCGTGCAGTTAACCGTTGTGCAATTTATGGTCGTACAGTTGCGGCAGTTGGCGCACTGCTGGCAATATGTGCAATGGGTGCAATAGGAGCAATGCCCGGTGAGAAAACCTCTGTCGTTTTGCAGTTGGCTAACTTTTGTCAGGGCACCCGACGCCCAAAAGCCTTTATCGTTTGTGAGCTGAGAAAGTTTGGTCAGCTCGTCTGAGCGCCAAACGCTCAAGTCGTCTACTAACTGCGATAGCTTTGTCGGCACTTCGACCAGGTGAGCTAAAAGGAGGCCTCCGGGCGTCTCTCCATCGTGGAGCCGAATATTATGAAGATCGTCGTCAATCGTGATCTCCTTAGCCTGTCCTGTGTAGCCTTCGCTCTGCTCGGTTGAGCCGTGCTTCCATTGGATTACTTTTGCCATTTTGCTTTACCTTTAAGAACAGTGTGTACAGTGTCCGCAGTGCGTGCAGTACGTACAATGTCCGGCTATATAACCTTTGTCGTTTTGCAACTGAGACAGTTTCGTTAACTCGGCCTTTTTGAGGTACTCAACATCCGGCGTTAGCTGAGAAAGTTTTGTCAGGTTTCCGCTTGTTCGGTAAATATCGTTTTCCAACTGATTTGTATTGGTCGGGATGTCTGACTCTTTCGCCAATTCGTGACCGCCCGGGGTCACACCGTCATGCACACGGACTCGACTGGCCGTTGTCTCAATCGTGATCTCCCGATCGTGACCAACGAAAAGCTCATGCTCTGCGACTGTTCCTCCACGAAATTGAATAATCTTCAAAGGCATTAGCTCAGCCCTCCTAGATCAACAATCTCAGGCATGGTGCCTGTCGCTCCCGTCAAACCTCTTGGAATTTTCAAAAGAAAACTCGGTGCCTCATCTGTTCCCGTCTTTTCAACAACAGGGTCTGAGCCGGCATCCAACATCTGGACTGAGATAGCAATTTCAGGAGTTACTCCGGTATCGCCTTTTTCTCCCGTATCCCCTTTGGGGATTCCGAACGTAAAGACCGGAGCTTCAGCCGTACCCGTTTTCGAAACACTGGCCGCAGAGCCCTCCGCTAATGAGGAGGCTTCCACGGATATTTCTGGCGTGGGCCCTGTGTCTCCCTTCGGCCCGACCAACTCTCCCATGTTTTCCCAATGAGCCTCTTCTGCTTCGGTTGCCTCAACCCAGGTGTAGAGATTCATTCCGGCTAGGACAAGCTCTCCTGTAGTTCCTTCGGCAGGAAGATCGTCTGCATTCGCTACCACGGTATCCGGCTGGATGCCGTCACCCTTATCGCCCTTCTCACCTTTAAAACTTCCCTTTTTCGGCGATAGAGAAACTGTCGTTTCGGTAACGGCAGTGATCCCGAAGTAATCTCCTATCTGATTTACAACGTGGTCTCCTACCTTGATATTGACTGACGGAGATACTGCATCTTTTAGCACCGTCATCCCTGCCGTAGCCTGAGCCATATAACGGAAAGAGAAACCCGCTTCTGCGTTAGATTCAATGACTGTCTGCTTGATGGACTCTAGGTTTGCCGCAACGGATGCTGCACTTTCCACGGCCTCTAAGTTTTCCGCAACGGATTGGATTGCCTCAGCTTTAGGGCTAAGCGCGGCGATATCTTCAGTTACTTGTGCGACTTTCTTGAGATTGCTTGGCTCAGCAATCAAGTCAGAAGCAACAGTATTGACATCCGCAAGACTGGCGTTTACTGCCTTGATCTTGTCAATGTTGTCGCCCACGGGGTGGATGCAGTCGTCGATGTGGTCCGCAACTTTCTTAATGTAGCCCTCGGTAACACGAGTCTCTCCGTCAATCTCTGTATCCGTGATGGAACCAAGATCGAGTGTTTCAGTCTCAAACCCTCTCAGGTCAGAGCCCACTCTATGAATCTCATCGATATGAAGAGTGTTAGTCTGAAGATCATCTAAGTGTGGGTACAAAGCATCGACTTTGGACCCGATCACCTCGTTGCGCTCGAGAATCTCTTCAGCTCGGGTCACTGCCGCATCGATTGCCGCTTTGTGGATGTCGATAAGCGCCTTCGTCTCCTGAATCTCCTGCCAAGTGGAGGAGACATACTGGCCCGTTGTGATAACCTCGTTGTAGATAACCTCGGCTCTCTGAGCGTACTCAGCCGCTTTGTTTGCGACCTCCAGAAGATCAGACACAACCTCCTGCGGTGTTTTCTCGCTGGTGAGAGGAACGATCAGACAGCGGCTCAAGGTCTCCTTGAGCTCCTGGCAAATCGCTGTCAGCTTGTCAAAGGCTGACTCATGATCTTCCGCATAAAAGGCCCCCTGATTCACAAGGTCCAATTCCTGGTTAATCGGGGTTGAGCGAGAAATAGCAAGTCTATAGTCGGACGGAAGCGCATTCTTGAGTCTTACGGTGCCCCCGAGATTGTTTAGGTTAAACAAAATCGAGTAATCCGTATTAAGCACTAAGACCGATTCATCTCCATCTGAGGCCGCCTGTGTGACTACAACATCGGCCGCACCGGAAGCCCAGAAGGAAAAGGAGAAATCTCGAGCTGCATTATTGCCGGTATATTTTTCAACGACAAGAAATTTAGGAGGTATTGTCATGGTGCCATAAACAGTGTTTTATAGCATCATGGATTATGTAGACGGCCCGTTTCCGAGCCGTTTTAAGGCAATAAAAAACCGCCCGAAGGCGGTAAAACTTCTACTCAGTTAAAGGACATTTAGATGGATACAGCTCCGGTAGCAACAAACAAAAAGTATTGACAACAGTCCCTGCCTTATTTTTTTGAATTTCTGATAGTTGTACCTTCAGGAGATCAAGCTGTGCTTTTAGTTTAAAGGTGCATTCAAACGGAACCTCGGTTAACTGTTTGACGATTTGAGCGTGTCTGCAAATGACACAACGATAATTCTCTTGCGTATGGCCAGTACTATATCGGAATCCTTCTTGACTTACCCGTTCTTTATAACCCGTTAAATCTCTAACAACAAAATGGATCGGCTGACCATAAATATTACCTTTTTCTAAAACCTCGGGCGGCACATGATAGAAAGATTCAACCATCGGATAGTTGATATAAAGCTTGCCAAAATCGGAAGAATCCCGAAAGTGAGACATTAACTTTTGCACGGAATCAGGGTTAAAATCTCCCGTGTGAGGATCTAAATCAAAAACCAAAAAGATGTCTGAGAAATCATCAGCGCTTTTTCCGCGAAGTTTCTCTTTATCGGCATGGCTCACTTGCTTACTGCTTCTCAATACCGCGGTTACATCAAGATCAGAATAGTCACACCCATAACTTTCGTATTCCTTGTAGAGCTTGCACAAATTCGCATTAAGACGCACAACCTCTGACCCAGGCAATTCAAATTTCTCAAAAAGACGTTTTAGAAGCTGAGCCTCCGACTTGCCTTCAGAAATAACCAAGACTTTTTTAGCACTCGAATTCATGACTTAAAAATAGTTTTTCGAGATTGTTACCTTCCCGAATTTCCCGCTCTGTTAAATCTGAAAACGGTTTAATTATTTCATTACGAAGCAAGAAGCAACAATCAGCTCTGGTGTTTGCGTGCTTCAGCAGGTTTGTATTGTGGGTAGTTAAGATGCACTGGATATCCAGACTTTTTGCTAAATTAAAAATCTTCTCTGCCACTTCATAGTGGTAGAAAGCATCAAACTCATCCATGTAAATAAAACTTGGTTTGTTCATTTCAAGCGCTTCGCGCCAATAAAACAAAACAGTTAAGGCCAGTGTACCGCTAGAGGCAGCTGCAAAAAAAGGCAGTGACTGTTTGTGCGCAAAATACAAACCTTCTCGACCATCCGGACTTTTAGCAACTTTTATCTGTTCTTTAACGTCGTGCTCATTGAGAAATTTTTCAAACTTTTCCGTTAAGCCATGACTAATGATAAAAGAATCCAAATGATCTGACACGGACAACAGACCCATAAAACTATTCCCAGTATCCACCCTTCTGAACCAAAGCATTGAGCCAACGAAATTCATCAATTTTCTAATCGGCGAGTCTTGAGATAAAGGAGAATTATTTGCTAGATATCGTAAAAAAGAAAGTTTCGAGTCCTTGTAGACAAAATTAAGATTCTTAAATCCAAAAGAGGAAAGTCTGTCGAATCGGTGGACTTTCTTGATTTCATCCCACAAAAATACCTCTTCATTATCAATAAAAAGGGATTCTCCCAAGAGATCCAGCGAGGATGTCTTACTGTACGAGTAAACAACCTCCTTACCATCTAATAAAAAAGTATATTTAAATCTAACCGGTTCCGTCGGATGATCCGCATTGGCATAGTAGATGTATGCATCCGGCTTTTTAATCTTGTCTACCAAATGTTGCACTATATCAAAAAGCGCGAAGCCAAGATTAGATTTACCCGAGCTGTTGCGACCATAAACCAACGCCGTCTTAACAAACTTTCCATGAGAAGAATCTATAAGACAGTCCATCGAAAAGTCATAGTTTCTAACTTTTGAAAAGTCCCATGCCAAGGACTTAAATTGCTTAAAATTAGTGACCTCAAATCGCTTTAACATCGTCATTTCCTCTTTCGAAAGGAAAGTATAGAGGATATTATCACAATACCGTAATTTTTTTACGGCATTTGTAATAAATTTTTACTCCTGCGGCTTCCCAAACAGAATACTCGTAGGCATATCGGTATCACCTTCTATATACGCTTTCCATCCGTTGTAGGATCGTCTGATCTGCGTGAACGGAATTTTCATACAATCAGCAACGAGTCCCATCACTGCCATCGCTTTCGAATCAGTTTCTGCGTTATCCGATCCCAGAGTCCTTGCCGCTCTATAAGCGTCATTGATAATACGAGCCAGAGGGGGGCCGGAATACTCAAATCCGCTAAAGAGTGTGGAAAGCTCACGGGCATAAACAAACATGCCTAAAGCAGTTCCTCCTATGTTTTGGAGCACCCACTTAATCCATTCTTCAGGATCCTTATCCCAATCATCTCCGCGAAGCGCAGAAAAGATCAACGCCTGTCCAAGAGTCGGAATCGCTAAAAGCAAAGTGAAGTCTCGCAGGAAGCCGAATTGCCCCTTAATTGTTTTCATATTCTGTTGGCTTAGAGATTCTGCCCAGAGGTTCTCCATTGAACTGAAGTAGCTATAGAACATCGTCGCAAAAGGATGATTTCTATGAACCAGGGAACGGTCTTTATTATGACCTCCGCCTTGACTATCTAAGACCGCCTGATCCGCCATCTCCACAGCTCGGCCGTCTTCAAAACCTTCTGCAAGCGCCTTTTGGTATGCTGCCTGCCACGTCGGCACATCTACAAGCATCTGCATGTATTGCATCGGAGCAAAAGCCATTTTCTCATATGCTCGCCCCATCTTCCCAAGCTTACCTTTGCGAGCCAGAACGTTAAAGTCAGCGATATCCGCATTCAGAACATCAGACCTCAGCCGCATCATGAGAGATTTCTCATGACACTCTCTAAATGCGCCGTGGGGGTTGACAATCATTTTCAGACCGGCGGCAAATATCCATTTTGCCCCTACTCGCTGAATTGACTGGGTGATACCTAAAGGCTGTAATGCGGCCGTTGTGGCCGAAAGCGCCATTGCGTTAAAGGAAACATTCCCTTTGAGGAAGTTGGCTCCTTTATTTGCGAGAGTCTCAAGGGCGGGATTAACCATAGCGTTTCCTCCGCCCGCAATTGCCACCAGATGATCAGACAACGCCCGATAGTATTTCACACCGAAATTTTGGACAACTGCTTCTTTGAAGTCTTCATTGCGGAATATTCGGTTAGTGTCTTGGACCCACTCTCGGAAGCAAATGTCATGCGTCACCTTCTGCAGATGCTGACCTATCACCGACAAATCAAGCAAAAGACTTCGATTGACCTTTGCCATACGAGAAATTAAATGACCTTGTTTTGTGGCTGAAGCCTGATTGGCTCCACGAATCATCTCAGTCCCTAAATCTTTGATTTGCTGCTCAGCCGAAGCCACGCTTTTACCCGGGTCATAGACAATTGGATAGTAGCCGCCTTTTAGGGAAATGTCATATCCGTCAGCCGTATGAACGTGCAGAGGCTCGGCCTCCACTTTCCGAGGTGAGATGCCGTTTGTTCTTTTTTCCAGCTGTTCCATCTCGGGCCAGTAATTCTCAAGGAAATCCCAAACATTCTGTACAAACTCCAATTCTGACTTTGTAAGTTTTCCTAAGATTTCCGCCTGAGCCGCCTCACTAATATTTGTCGTGAGTCTTTCTTTATTAATCTTATTGCCGCTATTAAGTGCTACCGCGATCATGCCGGCGCGTGACATTTTTAAACCCAGATTCGAGATATAGACTTGAGAGGTCAGTTTTGTGCCCTTAATACTGTCCAATAATTCGACAAGTTTCCTTCCCGCCTCCTGCTGCATGTAGGTTTCCTTATCTCCGCAGTGATTCAGGCGCGCCACAAGCTTCATCATGGCAGAGTTTTCGTTAAGACCTCCCATCTCTCTCATCAGAGAGGCAAATTTTCTATGAGATAGGAGAAATTCGCTTAAAGAGCAAATCCAAGAATTTTGCGGCTCTACTTTAAAACCTTGCTGCGATTTCTTACTCGGAACCATATCCTCAACCATAGCTTCAGCCCATAATTCAGCTGTTTTCTTTTGTTGATTCAGGCTATAGTGCCGCAGTCTGCTGCCATGAAAAGCCAATACGCTCAAAGCCGTTTCCAACTCGGTAAACTCATCTACCGTCATATCCTTGTAGTTTTTGACATTGGAGACATCAAAAAGAGAACTGCTCACTAAACCCATTGGGAAGCCTTTTTCTTCCATAGATTGCGCAAAACTATCAAAGGATTCTCGCGGCGTATGTTCATCTCGAATCTTGTAGAGACCTGCGAGGTAAAGTATCTGATCCAAGTATCCTGCATCCATTTCTTTGCGTAATACTTTGCGATAACGGATCCCCATGCGATTAACGTCTCTAATAGTGGACGAGACTCGATCAATTGCCTCGTTGACTGCTTTCATTGCCGCAGCATTAAAGAGCTGATTCTTCTTTGCTTCCTTTGCCGTCTCTGCATCCCCTTTAGCCAGAGATCTTTCATAGATCCTTTGATATTTGCGCATCGCCTGGCTGTAAAGCCCCGGTTTCAGATCTTTGACGGCAGTCTTTGAAACGACTTCATCGGCCCATGCCTTAGCCGCCTGCAGTATGATGGGATTGCGCTTACCCGCATTTAAAAGATCTAATTCTCGGCTCAAACGCTGAAGTGTTAAATCGTTCAGCGCAGACTTTCGTGCAAGTTCACGAACTTTATCAGGCGTCATCTTGTAGCCGAATTCTTTTTTAACAGCGTTTTCAGCAGATTCCTGCGCTGCCAATTCAATTGGAACGCCGGCAACAAAAATTAAATCCTTGACAAATTCAGTCTCATTTTCATAACCGAATTGACGACTCAAGACATCCAGAGGATATCCATCGTCGTATAGGACGCCAATCCTATCCAACTCTTCTACTTGCTCTTTAGGCAGAAAGTCAACATCCTGCCGAGAGATAGGAAAGATCGGATTACCGTTTTCCTTTTCTTCCAGCATGCGCTGACGCATTTTGTATATGCGTTCTTCTTTAAGCTTATCCATTGCCTCTTTGTAATAAAAAGCATAGGCCTCCTGTCTGGCTTTATCCTCGTCGGCAAATTTAGCTTGGTACTCGGCGGTCTTCTTCTCTAAAAACGCCCGCTCCCCAAGAAGCTGAGTCGTAAGGCGCGCTTTAGCGTAATCGTCCTCGTCTTTCATTTTCGCTTCCCATTCGTACCATTCTTCATCAGTACCGGGAAACTGATCGCGAGTAATATACGTATTAGCTAAGCCGAGAACAGCCTTAGCCGTGCGGATTTCCTGATCCGTAGCGAGCATTCGATCCATAACTCTCCGAACCCCAGGCGTCAATTTCACGTTGAGTTGTTTAGCCGATGAGTACACGCCCTTGAGCCAATTCATGAAGGAATGGAAAATCCTCATAAGCTTAATTGACGGCGCCTTCCCCTCTCGCATATAGCGCTCAAAGCCGCGAGCAAACTTCTCGTGATATTCGCGCTTTTCTTCTAGCGTCATCGCGTTCCAGTCGTTCAGACTCTTTACACCAAACCATCTCATGAGAGTTCTCATGTCTCGTCTCAATTGCTGAGGAGCATCAGGCTGATTGGCTAAGTCCGTCATCACGTCAAGGAAAAAGTGACCCGATTCATGAATAAAGGTTGAAGCATCCGAAGACTGAAAAAGCGTAATCAGGCGTTGAGACGGAGAATAGGCACCGCGGGGGCCTGCCTGAGTTTGGAAGAGCGCTCCATTCTGGATACGAGAGGGATTGACATTGCCGCGAAGGATACCTAAACTAATCCCATCGATAGCGCCATCTGGCTGGCGGAAACTCCCCGTGGAATCATGGGCAAAGCCCGCGTTCAGGGATGGCGCTATTTCTGTTTCCTGTGGTGATCTGTTTTGAATGTGAGGTAGATTGACATTTTCAGAAAGACTGCCTACACTGCCTCTATTGGCTCCTGCTTCCTGCGAGTGATCCCCGTTTTTAATGGGCGTAGTTCGGTACAGGGTAGGAGCTATTTCTATTTCTGTTAGTTTGTGGTCTTTGTACTTTATATCTCCGAGAGTATCCGTTCTTTCTTTAACCTCGGGCTCTACAATGTCTAGCTTGATTTTTACCGAATAGAGCTTTCCTCCCATACAGAGCGCTGAATAGTAGATATCTTGACCCACACTATTCGGATGACGATCGTCGGCTGGCTCGCAATGATCGTATTCTGCGTTCTGTATCATCTCTCGTAGAGCTAGGTAGGACTCTCTATGATCTCGTTTCCGAGCTCGTTTCGTAGATGCCTTGATATTCGCATTGGGGAAGCTCGCGATCTGTCCAGTGGACTGAATCGTTATATTCCCTCCCGTCTGCAATACTTCTTTCACCCATGATACGAAGTCCTGCATCCTTTCAAAATTAGGAACAAGACCATTTGATATCTTTACGACTTTTGCCGTTGCGCTATCAGGTTTGCGAACTATGCCGTCTCTTACTAAAGGCACGCCCTTCGATTCTTGTGCTCCTCCACTTTGATAAAGAACATCTCCGCTCTTCTCGTTCAGCCGAGTTGTTAAATCCTGAATAGCTCTAGTTCTTGCACCTTCCTCATCGCCGTATTTCACTACGGTAAGCCCTGCGTCCTCAAGGCGCCGCACTGTAGCTTCACTAGTTCTCTCAGGAACAACTGCGCCTCTGAACTCGTCCAAACCGACTGCTCTCTGAGGCTTAGCCTCAAAGTAATCAGTCATTGAGGCCTTAATGTCGCTGAGGATTTCAACTCCGAGTTTTACCGTTTCGTCTGACGGCTCAAAACCTTTCTTCTTAAGCGCCGATCTTACTCGTGCTTCTGTAGGCTTACTCTTCAAACCAGCGACTTTGGCCAGTGCGGCCATAGCTTCATCGAAAGAGTCAAAAGAATCTCCCTGATACTCCTTAGCCGCCAAGGCCCGATAGCTATCTAATTTCTCGTTGGTTACGGTATTTTGTTGATTTACCGTTTGCGAGTCTGTTACCAGATTTCTGCTGCTCTGAATTTCTTCAATCGATCCGAACTGTTTCGCGGCAGCGGCTCTGATCTTACCGGCACCGAATGTCATTGTTCCTTCTTTGTTGCGCACAAGATTCGAGCGCATGGCTTCAACGACATTTTCTAAAGTAATCGGTTTGAGCTTGCCCTTAACCTCAATCATCGGCGCGTCAAAAGCGTGTCCTGCAAACTTATCAGCCCACGCCTCAAACTCATCTCTGAACTCGTTCGCCTTGTCTTTAAGCGCGTACCCGTAATCGCGAGACTCTTTAGGTACGTCCACTTCGATACCCTTTTCCTTCAGGAACATGTAGGCGCCGATCTTGGAGACTAAGAGATTCTTAACCACGCCGTCTTTATTCGGAGCGGTCTGAAGGTCGTATATAAATCGCCTCGGCTCATCTGTAAAACCACTCTCCTTAGCGGCATCCTCGACTCTTTCTTTAAATTTCTGAGCGCCTTCGGAATTGACCGATCTTTCCCATACTAGCTCAGGGAAAGTCTGAGTGTACGCATCCTGAGAAAAAACAGGCGTACCAGTCTTTGGATCGACCATATCCTTTGTGCCGATGAGAGATATATCGCCAAAATCAGTATATGGTGCAGCTTGTTTGGTAATTCCAAGAGACGGAACAGCAAAGCCGCCTAAATCCAAGGCTTTGTTTAAGTTCTCTTCGTTGATGTTGTGAACAGTAATCAGACGATCCGAAGGTGCGGCCGACTGATTAAATACTCCTTCGCGCGCCCCTATCGGCGATAGCTCGGACTGATACAAATCTCCCACGGAGGTGTCGTTCTGATATACAATTGCCTCATTAGGGATCGACATGCTGGCGGTGGAGGGATTGGACCTGTGATATCGCCTTAAGGCCTCGATCCCTTTAGTTTTTTCATATCCAAGTAATCGTCCAAACCAATCTTGGGCTATCTCGTCTTTTTCGTAAGCACTGCGCAGACTGTTGTCAATAGTGATCCGCCCTCTCCTGTTAATCGTCAATCTGACAGGAACAACAATGTTTCTCAAACCTAATTCTGGATGCTCGCTTGATTCACGCATTAACTCCGTCAACAATACTATTGATCTTGAGCCCGCTTTACCTTTTGAGGATTCAAATACAGCTAACGGTCTCTGAATACCAACTAACAACCCCCTTAGTTCCTCACTTTTAATCCCGTGCTTTCCATCAATCGCTTTTTTCCCAACAGTGACTACGGTATTCTTGGAAAATAAAACATGAGCGAACTGATCTTTTCTTACGGTCAAGCTCTTTTTTGAAGAAGCATCGAAGATCTGAAGCACCCACGACGGTTTCCCTAAATTAAACTCAACGGGACCTTTCCCTCGCTCCCATTGTTTCAGTTTCTGATCAAATTCACGGCTCTTATTAAGCAAGTCCAGTCTTTCCTGCGGACTCTGATTCATGTTAGGTCCTATCTGGTTCTGAGGCGCTTCATTCACACCCTGCGCAATGTTAATTCCGTATTTCTGCGCAAGACTTGAAGGACTCACTCCTACGAGAGCAGCCATCGTGTTAAAAAATGCGGCATGAATCTGACTATTTGCTTGAGCCTCTTCGCGGCGCATCCCCGCAGCAATTAACTGCTCGGAAATATTGGATGCGATCTTCTGGACTTCTTCCGCCCTTGTCGGATTAGTCGCCTTAGTCGCCTTCATTTCTTGCTCAAGTCTGGCTTCAATATCAGCTCCAAGCTGAGCGGTTCTCTCCTGAGCCTGCCGTGCATTGAGTTCATCAGGCGAGAATTTCACTTCCTGGCTGATTGCTTTGTTGACAGACTCGTTTTGCGTTAACCGAGCCATCGTCTCAATCGGAATTTTGATATCAGAGCCGCTCTTCTTGGAAGACTCTATTTCTTCCGAGACTTCCGGCGCACTTTGCAAAAGCAAATCCTCCATGCCGCTTTGATTCAGGACTTCGGCGGGCAAGTAGGCAAAGGGAACTTTCTCTCCTATCATCTCAGAGACAATTTGAGGCATAGATTCCGGAGAACGCATTGCGATTTTTGAGTTATTTGTCAGCTCTGTAATCGCGTTCATCAATTTCTGAGAACGAACTCCGGCGGCCTGCTTCTCCCGAAGTTCCTCGGTCTCACTTTCTGCGATAGCCTGAGACGCTCTCAAAGCGGTGTTGAACGCTGCTGCGCCTCCTATCTGAACTCCGCCGCCCACGGTTGTAATCACCGCCGTTTCAAACGCACGCCGCCCTCGTTCATCAAGATAGTCGTTAAAGCTTTTGCCCTTATTGCTGTCGATAAGCATCCATGATTCCAGATCACCTAAAAACGTATTGATCTGTTCTCCGGCATGCTCTCCCAAAAGGTAGTTTTTCCCGAGTCGAAGCATCTCTTTGACGCCTGAAGCCTTTCCCATCTTGATTAGAGAATCCAGCCCAAGTTTCTCTGTCGCTACTTCCAAGGAACCGTTGGCCAGCCCGTGAAGAACAGACAGTGCTGTGTTCAGACCTTCGTCCTTTGCCTCTCCGTAAGCAGAGCCCATGGCAGAAAGTCCCATCATGCCAAGCGCCATAGAACCAACGGTAATAGGCGCTCCAGCCGCACTTAAAGCCGCCGCAGTTCCAAGTGTTAAAAGGTTCTGACCGCCGGAAACCACACCGCTCACCGCGAGTTTTGCCAGTTCAGAGTCAAATGCGTCCTGAGCTTCTTTCGTAAGATTGCTTTTGATATCAGCATTCTTTTGACGCCATGAGTCAATCTTGTCGCGCATCGCCTGCGCCGTAGGACCATGGATATTAAGAACCTCCATAAGAGTGTCCAATCCGGCAAGCATTAGACCGTCAAACCCTTCAGCAATTGCAGGGACAGCAGCTTCTAATCCACTTGCAGCGCCGCCTAACCTTCTGCGCAATCCGAAATCCGTATTGCCCGCGTTGTCATCCTGATCCAAACCATAGGCGTCATCCTCTTCATTCGGCTCTAACGAACCGAGCACGGTTTCCAGAGTTTGCAAAGACCGTACGTCGTCTTTAGCGATCGCCATCACGTGAGAGTTGGATAGAACCTTAGAGGAAAGAGGAAACTCTTTAACGAAGTTTTCCGGCGTGTCTCCTAAAGCTCTCACCGCCGTCGCTCGCTCGGGCGTCATGTAGTCAAACGCCTTAGCGGGCATACCTGACTTCTGAATAATTTGATTGTCGCGCGCCGTCTCGTCCGGCGAACGAGTGCTTAAACTCATTCCCATCGTGAGCACCTGCGGCGTTAAATCCGACTTGGAAGCAGGAATCGGTCGAGATTCAACTTCAGACAAAGAAAGCGCCTGAGATTTCACCTGCCGTTTAGGGAAATCAATACCGGCAAACACGGAGGCCGAATCGCCGTTTTTCTGTGCAAAATCAATTCCGCCCGCTTCTACTGTTTCGTTAAATACGTCGTCAAGAGTTTTCATTAGTCTTCCAATTCTTTAATCTGAAGTCGATTTCCGTTAGCATCAAAACAACGGGTCCAAAGCGCGGTGACTTCCGATAGAGAGGGTTCTGAACCTTTTTTCTCTCTCAGGTAATCAATAAGGCGTGACTTTACTTTCCGAGCGTCGTCTACTCTTTCTCCCGTGACGGGGTTAGCCGGCGCCCAATCTTTAAGCGAAGCGGCTAGGCTTTCTCTTCCCGTTGATTGAGAAATAATGCTTTGAGAGATCACCTCTCCTCGCGTTGCATCAAGATTTAGGCCGTCTCCATAGTTAAACGGGTTCCAACCTGAAGTTGCTTTCGAGGCAGGATTGAGAACGGTTTCCGCGATCTTTAAGCGATCGGCCCGCGGCAGCTCCTTCACGCCTCTTTTAATCATTTCCGAACGAACCGCTTGTTCGTAGGCGTAACGCTCCTGGTAGGACTTCGGAGACTTCCGGTAGTCTTCATCTTTAAATTCCTTTGGACGAAGAGTTGCCAGCATGAGATCAAATTCGTCATTGCTGATTTTGGCGTTTTGAATATCTTCCTGAAGTTTTGCCGGCTGCTGCGCATACTCCTGAGCTTTTTTAAGCCATGTTTGATAATCCGCTCCGGTGAGTTTGTCCCGGCTTGCCTGAACGTTTTGCACCGTCACCAGCGAGGGATTCATAACCCACTGAGTGGTTGTGACAAAATCAGACTGAGTGCGAGGCCCCCAGAGCATTTTTTCCTGATCTTTAGGCTTTAATTTGTAGAACTCAGCAATTTCGGTCTCCGGTACACCTTGTCTTTGCTTTTCCTCAACAATCGAAAGAGTATTTGCGTACTCCTCATCCCTTGCGGCCTTTGCATACTGAGCTCGCGTTGCTGCCGCATGAGCGACTTGAGAGCGAAGACGCAGGGGAATGCTCGTATCATTCATGATCCGATTCACAATTGCCGCTGACTTGTCCCGCGGATTATCCGGATTCGTCTCGTTTTCTTTGAGATTAGCTTCATCGATTTCATTACCGAACTTCAGAGCCAAAGACCTCACGCTTGCAGCGTCCAGCGCAGGCCTCAGTTGTTTTTCCACTACCTGAGCTGTCTTGAGATCAACGCGCCCTGATCGTTTAGCCGCTTCAAAGAAAGATTTAGCGGCCCATGGATTATCCGGATTTTTATCAAGCAAATTGTTCACGACGGCGAGCGTCTGCTTTCCTCTTTGCTCCGCAAGAAACACTGCTGCGGCCTCATCGCTCATCCCTCGATAGTCAGTGAACTTTTTGACTGCCATATCAAAGTCAGCCACATTTTGTGCATAGAGCTTAGTCCCATAGCTCATGGTTGCCGTTTCTAAAGCGCTCTGGGCTTCAGCTGTCAGTGTCTCTTGGGTGAATTCGTCAATCTTGCGAGCCTCCCATCCGCCCAAGGTCTGCTGAACAGAGAGACCGTATTGACGAGCTTTCTCTTCAAAGAGCGCGCGCTGCTCTCCGTCCATATCGCGTCCGAGCTTATCGAGCGTGGCTCTGAAGAAATCATCCCCTCTTTGCTGAAGGTTGACGGCTTGCCTGCCTTTTTCGTTAATCCAGCCCTTTTCACCGTACATCTTGTCATTCATAGCGTACTTGAGCTTGGTCATAGCGTCCGTGGTAACGACATCATTAGCCCGTTCTCGGAACTGCGCATAACCAACGCCCAAATCCTGAATGCCCTTAGCGATGTATTGGCCCGCTCGATTTTCTCCACGTAGCGGAGAAACCGAATAGCCCTGAAGTTTTTCCGAGCGCTGATACTGATCAACTTTCATAAGCTTTACCCATGAGAGACGGCATCAATTTTGAATTTGTTCGTTGTCTTAGTAAGAGACGAGCCTGCTGTTGCAGGCCACTTACTCATCACCGAGCCCGCGCCCGAGAGAAGCGAGCCTGCCGCCTGTCCGTAGGCATTACTCTTTTCTGTCTTTCCGGAAAAACGATAGGCAGTAGCCTGCGATTGATAGCCGTAAGCCTCTCGCATCGCATTCGCGTATGCCGTCTGGGCGTCTAGTTCTCCCTCGTGGGCCGTATCAGAGGATAGGTTCAGTGCCGAACCTGAAGAGGTTTCTACCCCGTTAGCGGCAAGCTGAGTTTGCTGAGCGGCAATCGCTCTCCGCACTTCCTGCCGCTTTTGATTAGCGGCCGCGCCGCCTCTCATCTGAGCATCTGCGGCCTGAGCTTCTGCCTGCTTCGCGTTGTATTCGGCCTGAGCTTGCGCAGATTTACCTTGCTGATAGGAGCTATAGGCGCTCATCCCCGCTCCGGCCAACGTCGCGGCCATTGCCGCATAGGTCATCCATGAAGTTGCGGCGGTTGTTGCAGCAGCGCCTCCTGCCGCCGCTGCCGCAGTGCCTGCCGCAGCAGTCGTTAAGACACACATAATTTAGCCCTTTGATGAAATCGAATGAAAAAATGCCCTGACCGTCCCCAGGGTATCGGCTCCTCAAACTCAAAACCGAGCCATTTAAGCCACTTCAAAGCGGCTTTGTTTTCCGCGTCCACCCAGTTTTCTAGGTAGGAGAACCATGTAAGCCACTTTTGGATGTATCGGCGATTTTCTTTGCATAGCTTGAAAGCGTGCTTTGTAAGTTCGTCGGTTCCAACCATCCAAGGAGCCGCATTCGATGAGATTAGAGAAGCCGGAGCAACGCCTGCCAACATTACAAGACGGCCGTCGGCATAAGCCGCAATAGCCTCAAATGAAGACTGTACTGAAAGAATGAGTGCTTCTTTTGCACTGAGTCCAGTCGCGATTTCTCCTTCCACAACATCTGCACGCCTTAAATTCGGAAGAATCTCTTCGACATGCTCAAGGGTTGCAGGGACAATTCTATAGATCGTCATCTCGTCACCTCAGCATCCGGCATGATCGAAAGAATCGAAGCGGGAAGCGGGTCACTCTGACGGATACACAGCTGAGCCTCTTTAGTCCAGGAGGCGGCAATGCCGATATCAAACCAACCGGAGGCTAAAGCTATCGGAGAACCATACGGTTCAGTGCTTCTTTGCTTGAGTTCAAAGAGATGCTCCCAATCGCTGCCCGCCCAAAGTCCTCTGGAGTCTCGAGTGAGAATGCGCACGCTTCGGATAAGAGTTTTCTTACCGAAGAGACTTCCGTCAGCGCCTGACAAACGCAGTGTTTTCAGTTCACTCTGATATCGAAGGCCCACCCGAACCAAAGAAGCTGAGTGATTGAGCGTAATAGAGCCGTTTTTAACAATACAATCCGGATGTACTGAGCCGTCAGCTAACACTCCCACTGTCATACCCTCTAAATGAGATAGCCCGCTCAAGGTCACAGCAGGAGCGCCGGAATATGAAAGAGCTGAATCAAGAAAAACGCTGTCCTCTAAGCTAACGCCGTCCCTTGGAGCGAAGTACTCGATATATCTCCTTGTTTGTCCGTTAATAGTCCGACAAACTTCAAAATAAGTCCGGTCTTCTTCGTCTTCATCGATTACGCAAACCGACTCAAACTTTCCCTGAGTATCGTGCCGATGCCATGCGAAGACCTCGTGCTCGCGCATGTAAGTCAATCCAAGAAGAACTCCGTCACTTCTCACGCACCAGGCAATTGAAAACGGTGACTGCGCAAAATCCCAGTCTCTAATCTTCTTTCCTATGAAAAGATGATCTGCCAGAACACAGAGATCGTTGCCGGTAAACGAATCGCTTGACCAGTCGTAACCCACATCTCTCACAGACCTGCCTTTTGCCTGGACGACAAGCGCCATATTGCCAACTGCCAAAGGAGGCAGATTTGAAGATCCTCTGTAGGACTGCACCTGCATATTGATAGTTGCTGCCGTGACTGCATTATCTGAGTTTGCAATTGACCACTCGGAGGTGCTCGTCATTAAAAGCAGAGAGCGCAATGATAGGATATGACGTACAGGGTTCACTTGAGAGGCCGCAATCGTCAGCGTAATCGCGTCTTCGTCGGTGCTTGGAAGTTCCACTCCAAAGTCGTAATAGCTGCCGGTCTTAGTCATCCAAACGGTCTGAGGATATTGGGTTGAACCGGCAAAAATCATTCTCTGCTGAAAATATCCCACGGCCGAGGGATACCCGTTCTTTTCACACCACGCGGACATTGCCCATTTATAGGTCGAACTTATGCCGCCCGTATTTCCTGTCTGAGAAATTGCACCTCCTCCACTCCAGGTTGAGGCGCGGTATGCTGTTCCTGTTAGCACCCCTCCGCTATCACCGCCTTCATCAACTGTATAGGTGTACGCCTCTGTCGCAAAGACGTTTAGAAGATAGAATCTATTTGCATCGACCACATAAACAATTCCGGTCCCATTGCCCGTTCCCCTATCAGTTTTAGACCAACCAGCCCCAGAAAGGGTCACGGACTGTCCTGAGACCAGACTATGACGTGTGATATGAACTTCTACCCAACGTGTGTACTTTATCCCCTTGTAAGTAATCGAAGAGCTGTTGTAGTTGCAGGATGCCGCTTCAACTGTCATCGGCGCAAAAGTTCCCCCAGGGTTAGCTACAGCAATTGTCTTAGTCACCGATGCACTCACTGATCGCGAATTCGTCACGGAAGTAATTCTGGCAATGCCGATAGCCGAACAAATGAACTGCCACTTGACGCCGTAGTACGTGTCTGAGCTTCCGTCATCAGCCCATCCGGTACCATCCCACGCATACCCCTCATCGTGATCCGGTGCAGTGCCTCCCGTTTTTGTCTTCTTGTTATCAGAAGCTCCTGAAAGCTCTACAGCTTTATATATCTTTGAGTTGCTCACCACAAAGTCGCCAAGATTTACCTCTCTTCCGGACTGCCAGCTTTTATAGTCTCCCCAGTCCTGTATTTCAAAATAAATGTACCTGCCGACATCTGAGGTTCCAAACGCGTCAAAGTTTGCCGTCACCGTGATGTCACCTTCAGAGGCACTCGCGCAAAAGAGTTTTGTTACATCAATATTGACATCTTCAAACGGACCGTTAGTTGGCTCATAACGCTCTATTACCCAATGGTTATGGGCATAGCGTTTAATTTGATAGGGTGGATATTTAGGGTGAACCACCGTCACAATATCGGCCGACTGCGCCCAATGAAGATCAAAAGTATCTGTTGATCTCCATGGCGTTGATACTCTTAGGACATTGCCGGCATTATCCTTAACCTCAGCGCCCTTATAGATAATCTTCATCGTCCGATTACCGAGCACAAGTACATAATTCTGATCGTCTCCCCAGCGAAAAGGCATCAGAAAATCAGGTACCGAGTGATTATTCCCTTCACAGACATAAATAGTCCCGGGGCGATTAGCGACTCCGCCGTAAGCCTGCACAAGAAAGTTGCGGCATGTTTCTAATCCGCTCTGATACTTTGCTAGATCAATACGGCCGGAAAGTGCGGGGCTTAATTCTCCGGCGGCAAATGACGGCTGAAACACATCGCTCATAATCTGACCCTCACAAATTCGGGGATCGGACTTGGGTATTCTTGTCTCTCACTGAGTGAGGCAGCTCTTGCCAAATCGTAAGCTCGTATCGCAGATTCTGCCGCTGTCTGCACCAACTGATGACTGCCGGCCAAAGGAGCGGCAACCTCGCAGGCAAGCGCCCAAATAAGAGCATCCTCAAAGAGCGGGTCTAAGTCTGTCGTGTCGTCTACATCCGTTACGATCAAGGCCCTCGCCTTGGCTTTATTTGTTGAAACAACCTTGATACCGTCCACTTTCTGAACTTCATAAGCAGGCCGCTCAGAGGGCAGCGGCCACCACTCCCAGCGAGAATCCTCACTGCCGCAGACATTAAAAATGCGCAGGGCGTTAGCCGGATATCGGTAACAGAACTGCCAGCCGGCGGCTTCCTGAGTTGTCAGTCCCAACGTCACAACCTGTCTTGCGAACGGCCAGGGAAGACGACGAATCAATCTTCGGCGTACTGAATCAAATACTCTGTTAATGACAATGGCTTCATTCTGAGCTGAGGAAAGACTTTCTATAAATCGCGTGTTGCCGATTCTCATTAAAGCGTTGTTAGCTATGTTGATCTTACTTTGCATGAGCAGATAACCCTAAAAAGACGGGGGCTCGCGGCCCCCAAAATACCCTCAACACAAGGAGAAATCGATTTTGTTTTGTCTAGCTGTACATGGCCCGCGGATAGTGGATATCATGCGGTGTGGCAATCGTGAGACCCGAGGTGATTAAAAGCCCCGTGAGAGTTCCCTTCACGGTGTAATTCAGACGTAAGAATCGCTTACCGCCGTAGGGAAGTTTGATACCGAGGGGACCTTTATTAAGTTCTTCCACACTCATCTCTGCGCTCTGAACCAGTACAGCAGCATCAGAGAAGTCTTCCGTTTCGCTCGTTTCAATCGCAACAGACAGCGTTCCTTCTCCTTCAATATCAGAACCGTCCTCCGTGCAGGGGATCGAGACCACCTCAAGCGAGCTATATACAGCTAAGTCCCGATTCGTTCCAAGATCAACGATATTGTCGGACACCGCAGTCGCAGCTACCGCCTGTTTATCTGAAAATCTGTTTAATGCGTCAAGCAGCATATCTGTTTCCTCCGTTAAGCAGCGACCTTCTGCGGGTCATAAGCCGGTTCATTAAATTCCAAGGCTTTAAGCGTTTGGATTTCAATACCATCAAAGGCCAAAACGCGTTTACCTTCCGCGGTATCCCACGTGAGATTGACGTTGTTCTTTGCGAGCACCTGTTTTCTTAGGTAGGTACGAACGGAACGCGGGCAGTAGATCACGGGCTTGCCCATGGACTGCTTTTCAAGGCGCTCAGTTAGATCAATCAGCAGATTGATGAGATTGATATCTCCGCTTTCGAGCTTAGCTAAGCTAATGTTTGCGATACGACCGCAGGATTCCCAGTCCACTACATGAAGACCGGCTTCCCAAGTGAACAGCGAAGAAACCGCACGGAATTTATTTCCGTTGGCATCTAATGCGTCGTTTTCCCCGAGATTCTGATGCTGTAGTCCAACAGGGGAGCCTTTCGGGAATAAGCCGTGAACGGTGTTGTCTCCCCATACAGGAAGATAGATAGAGGCATAGTTGTTTCCGCTCTTTGCTTCTTTATCTGCGTCAATTACCATAACGTGATTGCGAGCCTTCGGATCGTTGTATCGCAGATGAAGCCCGACAAAGTTCTCCGGATCCTTCTTCGGATTACCGTAGATCATGTTGTAAAGCATCTTCTGGCGCATTGCTTCCACAAAAGCCAAATCCTCAGACGCTCTGAAACTTGCATCATCTCCGTTAAGTCGCATTAAACGAACATCGATATCGGAGCGAGCTTCGATTGCGCTCATGACTTCTTCGACCTTTGCAGTCGTCGATTTAGAAACCGGAACACCTTGGTTAAGCACTCGGAAGTAAACCTCAGGCAAACCGGTACGAACAACCCCTGTGTGTTTTTGTGTACCGTTAGCTTCACGCCAAACGATATCGTCAAGCAGACGGTCATTGAGGTTTAACAGTTCTGTAATGACCATCATTTTGCCGTCAGGGTCCTTTCTGGAAGCCCAATCGGCAAGCGTTAGATTCCTATCAGCCAGTGTTGCCATTATTTATCTCCGTATAAAATTTTGTTAATGTCGCGCTCTTTCGGGGCTGATGCAGAAGACTTCACGCCCTGATCCTCTCTTACCGATTTGCCGACGCGATTGACAAAACGGAGCACTGCAGGATGATTACCAAATCCTGATTCATCCATGAGTTTCGTAAATTCGCCGTCTGGGTCATAAGCACTTAATGCCTTACGACACGTGGCTTGAGTTATGGGAAGATTCGTGCCGCCGATTTCCTTATCGGCTTTGACTTCCTTCTTCCACCCTTCGACCGTTTGTGTGTAAGCTTCTCTTTGAGCCTTAATAGCGGCATCTTGGCGCTCTGCGTATATATCCGCAAGCTTCTGAGCCTGCTCATTGGATAGCTTCAGTTCTTTAGCAAGCGGTGTAAATTTCTCGAGCGCTTCAGTATCAAGGCTCATCCCCTCCGGCACTTTGATGTCGTACTTTTCCGGAACAAGATTCTCTGCGTCCTCTGCTTTTTCCTGAGTTTCGGACTTCTCATCGTCTGGCTTTTCCGCCTCGTTTTGACTCTGCTCCGAGGTTTTATCCTTTCCGTCATCTGCCCCGGCAAGTAAAGAACTCTGTTTTGCCTCTTCAGTCTGCGAAGCCGCAGGTCCGGCTTCATTCGTCGGATTGTCTTTCGCTGTCGAATCGCTCATTATCATCCTCACAATCAATTAAAAATTTGGGCCACGCTCTCGGCTCTAAGTCACGAATAGACTGAGCTATCTGCATCCCGATTGACTGCCGTCCCAAGTGGAAGTCTCTCAGCGACGGCTTTTCTGAAAACATGTTGACTTCGGTACCGCAGACCTCAAGAATCGTTTTCAGAACATAACGACCTTCAGGCGTATCAATGACCGCCCCTAATGATTCTGCAAACCGATCCGCTTTCTCCTCTTCCATTTACCTAATCCCCGTTTGTCCAAGCATCGCACCCAAGGCGTTATCTCCCTGAATCTGCGCCTCGCTTAAAAGTTTTGCGCTCTGCACCGCCTGCATTGCCTGCTCACCCTGCTGCTGAGCAGCCGCGGCCTGGGCCTGTTGTTCTTTCATCGTTTCGACTTCTTCATCGTCTCTCACGGCGTTAACTGTTATGCCGGTCTTGTATGCGAGCTCCTTAATCAACTCCTCAAAGTTCACCCGCATCAAAGCTTCCTGCGAAGCGCTAATAATGGGGCCCGCTAAATTCATAAAAGCTTCAATATGCCCCACAGACTGCGCCTTCTGGCTTGCCGCAAGCGGAGACTCGTAAGCCACCGCAAGGCTGTTGTCAGTAAGCTCAATCCCCATAGGCGCATCGCCGAACATCCCGCGCTCGAAGAGGATACGGAAAGTTCTTTTAATTAGCGGATCTAAGAGCTCCTGCTCCAAGGACTGGATAACGGGACCAAGCATTAAAAGCTTCTCAGCTTTCCTCTCCAGAATTTCCGTAGCCGTTCTGACGTTATCGAGCTGAGCAACCATAAGGAACAAGTCTTCAAAGAATGCTCGTTTGATCCGTTCCTCTACCGACTGAATATCTGCAATCAGCTCGTTTAGCCTCGGATTGATCTCATAGACAGGTTTAAAGCCGGATTCTCCGGCAGAACTCGGAACGCGATTTACATATCCAGGCGAAAGACCTACCCTTTGCCCGATAATTTCTCCCATGAGCACCATCGGAGGGTTGACAAGCTTTGCCTCTGCCTCGGCTTTACGCATCTCCATCACCTGAAGGGCTTTAATATCGCCGATAGAAATCATCGCCGGAGCACGCCCGTATACATCCTCTCCGATCGCGTCCCATCTCGGACAGAGAACGGGAAACTCCTTGTAGCCGGACTCCTGAAGATATTCTCCGGACTGCGCGCCCTTTTCAAAATAGACCGAGGCAAAGGGCATATCTTTAGTCGTTTTACCTTCAGGGTCTCGTTCCTTGCGAGGCTCGATCACGTGAATCACTTTGATCCACTTGTCAAAGCTCTTCTGCTCGTATAGCCTCTTCGTACCGTCTCTCAAACTTTCAAACCCGAAGCGCTGCGCAAGCTGACGAACTGTCATTTCAAACTCGCGATAACAACAATCAACCCTTCCTTCTGAGTTTGTCGCGAGATAGAACTGCCCTACCGGAAACGGTGTTAAGCGGATCGGAGGCTTTGCAGGGTCCTCTGATTCGTCTACAAGGACGGCCGCAACACCGTAAGCCCCCAGTTGACCGTATGCAGTATGCAGCGCCCCGTATGTATTGGACTGCGCAAACACTGAACGCATAACGTCCGTGCATTCTTCCAGCCACGACTTGACCTGAGTCGGCCGAGTTTTATTCGCGTCGGTAAGATTTAAAGAAAACCATGGCTGAGCCGGATTCGTCAATCCGCCCATGAGTCCGCTTCTAAGATTGCGAAGTGAAAGCGTCGCGGTGTTGTTCAGAATCCTCTGATCTTTGCGGGCGCCATCATTGACTTTCTCATTAGGAAATCGCGTCCCGTAAGGATCTACATAGGAGCTTACCTCTTTCCAATCCGGCTCCCATGATGAACGCTCGTTTTTCAGCGCGCGAAGCCGTCTCTCGTAGCGATTAGGCTCTGAACGGGCCATGGCAGTTACTGTCCTAATAGAGTTTTACCACCGGAGGACGCCCCGCTTGATCCTGTTCCTCCTGTCAGCATTGTGGATTTACGCCCGCTTGCGCCGGCTCTTCGGCGCTTTTCGTTATCACGTGCTGCGGTTACACCCGCATCCGTTTCTTCTACGGCGGGGACATACGTATCGACTTCCTGAACTTTAGGCTTGCTGCTGAAACACATCTTGGGAGTTCTCTCTTAATCTTTCCCGTTAGTTTCTTATAAGCCTATGGCCCGTTTTCGAGCCATTTATTTATTGCTTAGAGTTCTATATAATGCAATACAATCGTATTACAGAGATTAAAAAATGACTACAGCCACAGTTTCTTTTCGTATTCCTACTCAGATTCGTGACTCTGCAAAACCAATTCTCGAAGCCAACGGAATGACAGTATCGGAGCTTTGTCAGAATGTTTTGGCTTATGTTGCCGAAACAGGAAAACTACCGATTAAAAAAGTCGTTCTCAGTGAAGAGGATGAAGAGTTGATTCGTATCGCTCGTAAGCGCTTGCAAGAGCCCGGATCTATTCCCGTTCAGCTTAAGGATTTGTAATGGCTTTTTCTCTTGAATTTAAACCTTCAGCATGGAAAGAGTGGCAAAAGCTAGACAGCACTATCAAAATCGGATTTAAAAAGAGACTGAAAAAAGTATTGGAACAACCAAGACTCGAAGCCAATAGGTTATCGGGCCTACCGGACTGCTACAAAATCAAGCTGAGAACCTTAGGTTATCGCTTGGTTTACCAGGTCAATGACGGACGAGTTGTTGTCCTTGTGCTTGCGGTAGGGAAACGTGAAAAATCTATTGTGTACAAAAAGACCAAAGATCGGCTTTAATTCTTTTACCCGAACGGATCAAACTTCATATCTGCAAATTCCGAATATCCCTGCGGCTGATAGACGCGCTCGTCAACCCTCAGGGCCAGTGTAAGCGCCAGAGCATCACCGGCATCAGGTGACGGCAGACCTCGTTTTTTCATATCCTCTTTGCGCTCCAGCTTCAGTCTTTGCTTGTTGTCATGTCCATACTCCGGACCGGTAAGATCAGAGGCTAAGGCTTCATCATGCGCAATCGCTCCCGTTCTCAGCCACTCCCTTAAGCGAAACCACATCTCAGCCCGCTTATTTGCAAACTGCGTTTTATCATCGGCCTCAGAGCCAAAGTTGATCTTATGCACCGGCCATCTGGTGCGCTGCTCTAAGAAGTCCAGAATCGGGCCGCCCAAGCCTCCGTCATCTCCGAATATATGAATGCTCTTAAAGCCCAACCTTTCTAACTCAATCACGTGGTCAAGTACTCTCTCAACTGTCAGATTTCCCGGCAATCCATGAAAACGCTTTAAAGGTAATGTGGCATCACGTCCGATTCTTGTTGCGATCACTGTTGAGTCGTCTCCGAATCTGGCAAAGTCCACCCCGACCATTGCACAAAGGTCGTACCTCGGACCGGAGCCTTCGCGGCTGTAGGCCGCATCCACCAAATCTCGATAAACTGCGCGTCTGAGGCGCTTGGAAATACGCCTCTTACTCGGACCTTAAAGAAATCTGAATCTTCTCCGTAGTCTTCTTTCCATTCTTCTATTTTGGCTTTATTGGTAATCTCCACGTCGCGGGAATCAATTTGCCGCGTTATCCAACGATGACGGAATTTATGAAAACAATCGAAGAACCGTCCTGTTGACTGAGTAGGGTTTCCGAAACAAGCCCAGATGATCTGAGTGTTTGCGTCCGTCATCGCCCCTTCGGCTACCTCCCATATCCGATCCATAATTGCAGAGGCCTCATCAAAGATCATCACCACACGGCTTCCTTTATTATGCAGTCCTGCGAAAGCCTCAGTATTTGTCTCTGACCAAGGAACCGCGTCTATACGCCAAGACTTTTCATGCCCGCGCTGTTTGCTGACTATAGCGGTAGCAGTGAAGTCAAACCAGTAGGAAAAGAAACACAGCCTATGCCATTTTGCTAATTCCGCCCACGTCTTCGTTCTCAACTGGGTATCCGTGTTTGCCGTCACCACGCCTCGGGTGTCCGCACAAGTAGACATCGCCCAGAGAATAATCCAAGAGACCAACGCAGATTTTCCAATCCCATGACCTGAGGCAGTAGCTGTTTTTACAATGGCTGCATTAATAATTGTGCCAAAGGGCTTCCCTTTTTTAAGCTCGTTTCCAATATCGTTTAAAACATCCTTCTGCCACTGCTGAGGCCCTTTTGTACCGGCAAGCTCCCCATAGCCCCAGTCAAAAGACTTTTCTACAAACAACAGAGGATCGTTAGCGCATTTGCGAGCTAACTTAATCAGCGTTTCAGTTACATTCATGCTTCTATTCCCCGACGCATTATTACTTCAGCTAATTTCTCAATACCGTCTTTTTCGCTTTCGTCTTTGTTATAAGCGCCTAAGTGTTTGCCGAGCATGTCCATACACTTCATTAGGTTTGTCGCATCTGTAAAAGACTCAACCGCTCCCTCATCGCTTTCTCCCAGGAGCACTGTTTGCTCAAGCGTCCGTTTATAAGCAAGCATGTCTTTGCGCCAAGCAACAGCGTCATACTCTGCTTTCTCGGAGATTATTCTCTGCTTCTCTGCGATTGCGCTTTGAATGTTTAGTTTTGTTAAGTTCTGAGCGGCTATGGCTCTTGCTGTTTTAGGGCTGTATCCCGCGCGTATAGCGGCCTGCGCGGCATTATTGTCAATAACAAATTCTTCTACAAATCTCTTTTGCTTAGGAGTCAATTTAGCGCTTCCAGTCATACTTTGACCTCCTCGGAATCTCCTCTTCGGTTTTATTTGTCACACTCATCCAGAGTCGCAAGAGTCTTTCGCCGACCTCAAATTTTGGCTCCGTTCCTTCGTTGTACAGTCTGGCAACTTGCGAACGGCTTAACTGCAGGTCCTTAGCAATACGGCGAAGTGATCGGCCTTTATAAATTAAATCCCGAAGCACCGAAAACCAATGTACCGGACAGTCTGCACCTGATACAGAATGTCTTAATACATTGGTCCTCTTCCGAGCCTTTTTGAGCGGCGGCTCCGGTATCGCCCAGAAACTTAACTGCTCCACTAATCAAAACTCCTGATACTTCCACCCTCCCGAGCCTGTCGGATAAACCACCAGCATCCGAAACGGATAGTTCGTTGCGCACGCCTTAGTTTTAACTTTGGCATCATCGGCAAAAAACTTTGGAGATCCTTTAACTTCATGCAGCTCTATGAACCCTTCTTTTGTCAGCACCATGAAGTCCGGGCAGTACCAACAGACATGATCCGCTATCTTGAGGCGCACGGACTCAAACCACCATGCCTGAATTTCACCTCTTGCCCTCTCTGACTCCAGATAGTCCCTGTACTTCTTCTCCGTTTCGTTGAGTTCTCCTGCCTTCATCCTGCCTTTGGCATAGCCTCCCGCTGATTTGGCATTAAATGTCGGCAGTTTGAGTCTCTTAATTCTTATCGGAGCATTCTTTGTTTTCTCCTGGAGCGCTTTCAAGGCAGGATCGTCAGCGCTTTTAAATCTCATCATCGCCATTTTTTGTTCCTCCTTCGCTCAGCATGAATCACCTCTAGAGCCGAGAAAAACACCGTACAAAGAATAAACGCGCCAAGGAACCAAATGTCGTAAAAAAGGTTAGAACCGGCGACTGCAGCATACAGATAGTCAACAAACGACAACAGCCCTCCGGCAGCAGCGATTCGCAGAATGAATTCCCGCAGGAATTGTGTAAGCAACTTAATCATTTTTCTAAATCCTTTTAAAACTGCATAAAAACGTTTTTGAGGCGCTTATTTTCTTCTTGCGTGTGTATCATCTTCTAAAAGTTTTCTCGTTCTTGCTTCTCTAATGCTGAAAAATTAGCCTCTCTGCGCGATGATTGAAGCATGAGCCTTGTATCGGTCAAACCTTTTATAGAAATCGATTCTGCGAGCGATTATGTCCTCCTGAGCTCGTTTATAAACTCCGCATCTGCTCCACGAAATCGGAAGGCACTGGCCGTTTCCTCCTCTTGTCGGGTGATTGCAAAAAATATTCATCAGAGCAAACCAGGCCTTGTTGGATTTAATCTTTTTCCCGTCCTTTCTGACCCAGTACGAAGCGGCATACTCGCAATAGAGGCAGGTCATTTATCGCCTCCTTTGTAGACGACATAGAACATGTAAAGAAAAAACAAGAGATTTGCGGCCGCAATTACAGCTGCAGCGATCAGAATTAAGCCGAGTAGCGTCATCAGAAATACTCCCTCTCGTTGCTGCGCCTCACTTGCTCTTCGATTCCTCTCACTGCGTTCAGCATCGAGACAAATGCTTCGTCTTTTACTTCGCTTTCCGTTTTTGCCGATTCGATTTTTCCCGTGAAGCCTTTTCTGGACTCGGACAAAAGCCACCCTTGCAGGCGCTGGCCGAACTCATAGGCAGACTCGACTCGATAGACTCTCTCCCCTGCTCGGTCAAACCCAACTAGTTTTTTTCCAACCTGCAGATGCCCCAGCCCGATTTCCCGCAGAAACTGATCGATAAGCTCGACCCTGCGAGTCCCTTTTGGAAACGTGAAGCTGTAGCGGTAAGGGTCGTAAACGAGCCTTTCGGACATGCGCAGCAAGCTCTCATGCTGACGCAGAAACTCGGAGATACGAGGCCAGTACTTCGCATCCACTCCGTCGTGAAATCGGCAAACGCTGCGCCTCATGGCAATGTCCGCCCCGCTCAGCATGCACGGACACCCATGAGCAGCGCAGGCAATCGGAGCATACTTCGGTCTTTCCTGCGGGGTCTCAAACGAGAAATCCAAGGAACTTTTCCTAGCGGTCATGGTACTTCCTCTCGCAAATTTTCGTGAAATTGTCGGCGTTCATGAGCCACTCAAGGGTTGCAACAAAGCTTCTGCCGCCCTTGTCCTTGGTTTGCCCCATGAGGAACGGGGAATGGCTGACGAACTCGAAAAAACGCCGGAAAAAGTCCAGCCCCTCGGCTTCGTTTTGGAACTCCTCCTGACGTGACATCTCCCGCCATCTTGCCGCCATGGACTGCCTTCGCTTGGCCGTGTTCCACATCCGAACTCGCGGCAGCGACGGCAGGCACTCGTGGTAAAGATCGATGAGTTTTTGCTGAGGGCAATGCTTGCCTACCCTGACCGCTCGCTGAGCAGGCGTCAACTCTGCGGCGGTATCCGGGTTGGGTGTCGGAGTTTCTCCCTGCGGAGGCTCAGGCCGCGGGGCAGCAGAGGGCGCTTTTTCCTCTGCGGACATATGTTGCGTAGCAACATTAATATACTGTTCCTGTTCCTGTTCCTGATTTGGCATACGGTTAGGGGAACCGTTACCGATACCGTATCCAGCGAGTTTCTTAAACTCTTCATCAAGCGCCTGAATATATCGACCGCCTAATGCCTCACACGCCGTAATTGCGGCCTTTGCGATAGTTTTCAGTAATTCGCATTCCGGCAAAACATCCAGAAGCGAGGACCAACTTTTGACAACGTTTGGATTTTCGGGCGGGTTATATTTGAAAAAATTTTTGATGAAAAATAAGCCTCTTTCGTCGTAGTCGATCATGCCCATTTTTTCATGGAGTTCTTGATACCCTTTGGCATACCGTTTCTCATCCATGTTTAAATATCTGCAAACGGTATATTTATCAATCGGGACGGCTCCGATCATGGTCCCCTGAGGCGCAGTAAGAAGAAAGATAAAAATCATCTTCCCTTCATCGCTCAGCTCAAAAAACTTCGCGTCATTCCACATGCGAACATCGACCTTTTTATATCGAGCCATTACGCCTCCCACCCAAATACGGCTAACGCAATCATCGCGATAAATGAGACAACGATAAAAGCCACAGTCCAATTAAAAAGAAAATGCGAACCCTTTGACAGCCTCTCGGCATCCATCATCTGCAGGCGATTCCTCATACGAGCCTCGCGCCTTAATTCCGCTTCATTCAACGACATCTCATTTCTCCTCGTTAGTTCGATAGGGTTCAGGTAAGGCTCGAAATGCGACAACTGCAAAATCTTTGTCTGCCCACCCTCTGACCCCGTTTAAAGAGAAGAAATCCAACACGTCTATCTCTCCGTTTCCACCTTGGACAAGGAACGGCGTTACAGTACCGTCCTCTACCGGAGGCATTACAGCCGGATACGGGTTCCAGCCTTTTTTGTTGTAGATCGGTGTCACGCCGAGAACTTCGCTTCGCTCGACCGTTATTGTCAAGCCGGCCTTTACCCAATAGAAAAAATGACTGACATAGGCACTTTGTCCTTCAATTTCTTCATCAATTGCCGCATCGCCAAAAATAACCTGCAGTCCCTTGAGAATCTCTGGATGTTTGAATTTATACTTTGACACGATCTTCACCTTGCGTCTGATGCAGGAGCTTCACCTGCTTGTTGTGTTATCTTTTCCTTTGTTTTCTTCTCTTGACATTCAATCGGTTCAGCCGGCGCCGTCGATTCTTTAGATTTGGAATCCTGAAGATGCGCACTTCTCGCATACCCCGCCTGTAAAGCGGCGTGATATTTGCGGTGAATTGTGTACGGCGTTATTCCTAACTCCGCCTCAATTTGACACGGTGAGCGGCCCATGGCGGCCATCCGAGTGATTGAGAGTTCGATTTCTGTCATACGTTCACCATTTGATCTGTGCCGATGTCATTTTTGTCGCTCCGCGAGCGTGCGGACTGGCATCGAGCCAATACCCCGCGTAATCGGGATCAAATCGATCCGGGATAAACCGCAGCCAAACATGATTGATTCCGATGATCCGGACCTCATCATTGAGTTCCTCACACAAATACAGACTCAGACTCTCCTTGAGTTCTGTTTCATTGCACCATCCGCACGCAAGGAAATACCCGTCGCATTCGTCAAAGAATCGAATTTTGCCCACTGGGTGCTGAGATCGTTTCGCCATGTCCGTCTCCTAAAACACACCGAGCCAGCTGAGAATGAGATAGACAATCCAAATGAAGACTGCAACGATTGCAGCGGGCACTGCAATGCTGACGAGCAACCCTAGGACCGCACCAATGATCCCAATCACGAATACAACAATGTTCTCCAGGATGTTTCTTTTCTGTTTAGCCATTTTTGACATCCTCAGAACCTAACCGATTCTGAATCTCCAGCCACTCGTCGTCAGAGAAGCATTCAAATTCAAACATCTCTTTGACTGTTTGGATCCTCAATAGTTTTCTGTCGTATAAATACGAAATACAAACAATCTGATCTGTGTTAAAAATGTTGTCTCTGATTCTGAGTAGGTTCATTTAGGCCCCTCTGGTTACTGTGTCTATCCGCAGATTTGTTATTAAGTTTTGGTCCCCTAATTATTGAGGGCAGCAACGTATAACCATCTGATCTAATTTGTTTTTTCTTCAATCGAATCGGTACATCTCGTAATCCTTGCTAAGACAAAGCTCTACCGATAGCGTCAAAACTCATGCCTCGGCTCCAATCAACCGAAAATTTCTGGTCTTAGCTCTTTTCTGCTAACTTCGCCTGAGGTGTACTTCTCAATCAATCTGCATTTTTCTGGCGACGGTTTTTGTTTATTTCTCCTCCACATGCTGACATTGGAAGGCGGAACTCCAATGGCTTTAGCCATTTCTTTTGCACCGCCCCGGCCGGTTTTTGTTAAGAATTCATCGAGAGTCATAAACGACCTATATTTAAATTACTAATACAGTAATTATTTTAAATTTATTTTGGTAATTTTGGCAAGTCGTGTTTAGTAATCTAATTACAAAGGAGAGTAACAATGGCAACTGCAAAAGAAATTCGTCGAGAGAATCTTAAAGTGCTTGTTGAACGATTTGGCTCGATGAAGTCCCTCAATGAACGACTGGGAAGAAAAGACAATACATTGACACAAATACTCAATGCATCTATTCACTCAGAAACCGGCAAAAAAAAACAAATGGGAGACCGTCTCGCTCGCTCTATTGAGCAAACTCTATCCCTTGGAGATGGCTGGATGGACGCCGACCACTCTGAAGATCCTGATGCAAAGTCCAATTTAATCGCTCTGAATAAGCTCAGTATCGAAGCAGGCTGCAATCCTGCAGGAGGAAGCGACGGAGAAAACTGTGCCATTGTTGAGCGTATCGAAGTCACTCCGGAATGGTACAAACAAAACATTTCCAGATACCGGTTACACGGCCACGATCTGATTACTGCACGCGGGGATTCTATGGAACCAACAATCAATTCAGGAGATATCGTCGTCGTTGATACTCATGACCACGACCTTACTCAAGAAGGCATCTTCTGCGTCAATTATGGAGCTGGCGTCATGCTCAAGCGCATCCAAGTGCTGCCCTTTGGTGTTGAATTCATTTCCGACAACAAGCTATACAACCCTTTTGTACTAAAAGGCCAAGAAGTGAATTCGGTAAATATCATTGGAAGAGTTGTAACGGCGCTTTGTGTTAGAAAATTCCCAAGGGGAATTTAGATACATCCTTCATTCGTAAAACGCAACCTGCCTAGTGTACCGTAAGAAAGAACCCTATGACACCCCGTACAGATGCGACACATATTAACGCATAATCATTTATAAAAGACTTTAGGAGGCAAAATGTCTCAGTACGATGTTCCAGAAAACGACGCAAGAGAAATAATGCTACTTCCAAAGGAGGGAGAACCAACTGACTGGATTGCAAATGATGGCTCAGAGAATGTTATTTCAATAGCTTTCCCTGCCGTTGTCACAAAGGGTGTTCCGTTGCCTGGATTGAAAGTTGTTTTTGATTACAAATACCCCCACGACATTCCTGGTGAAAGGATACGAGCAACACTCTTTCAAGAAACAGGTAAAAAGAGACAACGAATGAGGCAGCGCGTCTACCAAATTGAAGTCAGAGCTGGGAAGATCCATTCTGCTCATCAATTGCCACATGAGCACATTGGAGCGCTAAGATTAAACCTTGAAAAAGTACTTAACTTTGGCGAGTGCTTAGATCTTTTTTGCAAAAAATGTAATTTAACAATTTGCGGGGATCAAGAAATTCGTGACCCGGAAAAATTCGAGTTATTGCCATGATCAACGAAAGATTGCCTGACATTCTAGGAGAGAGTTTTCAGCTAGTACTAATGCAAGAGAAATCTTCCATTTGGCAACTTTCATTGCCTATCAAAACTCTCGATAACGACAACTTTGAAATCTACTTAAGAAAAACGGACAAAAACTATCATCTCTTCGATGATGGGAATACGTTGTGGACAGCCACAGGCTTAGGTGCAACATCTAAACTCTTCAAAGAAAAGCTTGCACTTGTAGCTCACATAAATGGACTAAACCTAGATAAGTTTGGTGAGTTGAATGCTACTTGCACTGAAGATAATTTGATTGAGACCGTCGGAAAGTTCATTAAGGCATTAAATCAAACCGATTTATTTTTAGCTACTGACCTAGAGCTTTTTCAGGTTAAAGAAAATCTATATGAAATTGCCAAAAACATGTTGTCTGAGCTAACTACTGGGTTAGTTTGCAAGCCAAAGATTAGTTTCACTGGCTACTCTACCAATAAATATTCATTCGATTTTAAGATCAACGATCTACTTGTCGATGCCTTACCTCCATCTGGAAACAGTATCAACTCTTGCATAGCTAAAGTAGTCGATATCAGAGCAGCACTTTCCGATGAAAGAGAGCAAAACTTCTATCCAACTGCTTTAATTGACGACAGATTCGTGGATAAAAAAGACAAGCATATCAATGGATTTTTGAAAAAATTAACAACGATAATGAGCGCTTATACTTTCTCTCAAGCCCCTAGACTCATTGAAAGAGCTTCTTTTCTTTAATCCAGCTACGCCGCCTCCGGGCGGTTTTTTCATGGCCGCGAGAGCGGCTTTTTTGTTGCCTAAAAGAGACACGCAAAGTTTGATTAATGTCAAAAATTATTAATTTAGTAATTGAGAAGTTACTAAATTAGTTGACTAAAAATTACTAACTTAGTAATATATCTTCATCGATAAAAGGATGGAGAAGAGATATGGAACTCGCCCACGACAGCGACTGCTCTGTCAACAATGAGCCAGCTTTACCTGCCGGCCCATGCGATTGCGGAGCAGAAGCTAGAGCTCGGCATCAATACGTGAAAATGCTGGGTCAGATTTTTTATAAAAAGGCGGCTCGCTGTAAAAATGCTCTTCGGTTAAGACTAGTCCTTGGATTTTGTCGATCCGAAAAAGCCTTCAGCAAGGCACTGTTCCTGAATTTGTACCTCCTGCTGTTTGGTAGCCGCGAACGGCGGCCATTCCTGCGGTGGTGTAGCCGAGTGTCGCGCATTCAACAACTCTATCCAGACCGTCGTAGTTAAAGGTCACGAACCTCATCTCCTTTATTGCAGAGACTAAGACAACGTACTTATTGAAAACATTCATTTTTCCCTCCATAGAGATAGTTACAAAAAGTTCGCAACTAAATTATCCCGCGGAGGTGGCAGCCGGGAAAGACCGGCATCTTAAAAGGGAAGCAAATAGATGAAAGAAATAAATAAAAAGATCGCCAACCTTTCTGAGGTCTACAAAGCTCTCAGTAAAGAGATGCCGCATCAAAACGAGACGGCATCCCGCGAGTTCACTGAGGGCCTTAAGGCTCTTGAATACGCAGTTTGGTGTTTAAAAAATGCTCAGGCAATCGCTACGGATTCACCCACACAGGTGCATCGAATTTTTCCAGAGTCTTACCTTGTGGAACGCTCTGAGGTGATACGAACCCATCTTCAAGAATTCGGATGTTGGCTATCTCAGACACCTCGAAATACTTCAGAGAGTGCGGATTGCCGGAGTTGCTCCCGCCCCGAATTTGCAAGCCCATCAACTTGTTTCTGCCAAGAATGTACGGAGACACAACGCGCATCTGACCGTGATAAGTAAAAGAGACTGCCTTGCGAGCATTTAAGGCTGTCAACAATAACTCATAAGGAAGCATTTCTTTTCTCCTATAAAAAATTGAAGTTAGACATCTCAATTTTAGGAGGTGGCAGCCGGGAAAGACCGGCACTCACAAAGGCAAAAAACATGAAAATCAAAACCGCTTTGCTTGACGCTTTAGCCGCCTTCATTCTTTGTTTCATGCCGTTCGGTATGTGGTTTGTCGTCTGGCTGCAGGAGGCAATGCGATGAGACA